ACTGCAACTAAGTTACCGTTAGTAATAATCATTGTATTACCTGATGCACCACCATTTGCTGTCCAAGTACCAGTAATTGTTCCGGTATTAGTATTTGCTGCGCCTGCATTAATATTTGCTGTATTTAATGTAGTAACGTTACCTATAGTGATGTTAGCATTTGCAATTGTTGCATTAGCTGTTATTGTGGCTAAACGTACGGTAATGGTGTCGCCAGTAAATGCATTGGCAGCAGTGATATTATTTGCTTGTAGATTTCCTGTAACGGTAACTGATCCAAAAGTTGTTGTACCTGAACCACCTGACTGTGCTAATATAATCCAAGAACTTGCTGTTGTAGTTCCGTCTGCAGGGCATACACACAATGTATTAGCATTTGTGTTATACCATAATTGACCTCGCAATGGGTTAGATGGAGGAACTGTGTCTGCAAAGTTTTCCATTGCATGAACAAAGTTAGTATCAAGTGATTGACCATACCCGGCGTAGTTCCTGCCCGGTAAGCCCAATGATGTACTAGTTGTGTTTATAGTACCGTCAGCAATGGTTGTTAGTACTGTTCCATCACTCTTTACAATCGTATATGCCATATTAAATTACCCCGATATTCTGTTATTTATCTTAAATTGTCACTAAATTAGTCAAGCTTTGAATCCTGACCGTATAATCTATCTGTATTTGTCTATTCAAACTCTTTTGTACTGGGTGAAAAATCACATGTGTTAACAATCTAGTAATCACATTTCCATCACTATCAGTACCGTAATTTGCCAATAAACCCAACTCGTCAAAAACATAAGCCGAATCAGTTTGTGTACTGTTATCAAATGCATTTTGTCCTGCAGGCTCACCGTAGTCTAATAAACATTGAACTAAGATGTCAGTATAAACACGACCAGTAGTATGAGAAACTGTCATTTTATTACGTGTAGGGTCTAAATTGAAAACACTTGTATCGTCAACAATTTTAGCATAGGTTTGATTATATAGGGCTGCATTTTGACCAGTAGTATTTGGGGGTAGATATGTGATAACACCTGTTTCATCTACACTTGCACCACCGTTCCCAAATGCCATCTGATAAATCTCACCGTATCCACGACTGCTTAATGTATCAGCAATGGCTTCAGACATGTTTTCGTAGTTAATCGCATTATGCTTATCTACTAAAACTTCACCGCTATTAGGGTCATAAATCTTTAAAAACCCTTCTACTTTATATGATAGTGTTATTACTGACATTAGTTATCGCCTCTTGTTTGAACCAAAATCTCTTTAGTATTTGGATCAGTTATTTTTAGATGAGATGAAAAGTAAAACCCACCATGCTCGTCCGGTTTAGGACCATATTCCTGTACAGGTTTAGACTTATTTTCTTCTATATTATTACTCATATATTTATTTATCATTTAAGATATGGTCGTATTTAAGAAATATGCCGCATCAGTCTCGCTAATCTGTAACGGGTCTCCGTCAGTTACGTTATATATGTTGCTATTCCATGTTAAATTATAGTCTACACTAGGTAACAAATTATTAGATAATAATCCAAACATTTCAGAATATAACGGTATATAGCTTAATTCTGCAGTTCCGTTAGTTCCACGCTGTAATCCAGATATTGCATTTATTGCAATAGCAGTACCTGTACCCATACCTAATCCAGTAGCAGTAAACGTTAATCCTACTGTATTGCTTGATGCACCTATACTAGTAAAGTTTGTTGTTCCTACAGTTTCAATAATATACTGTTGTCCAATTTTGAAGTTTCCAGATTGCAATATTGGATTAACTGTTGTGAATTTAATTTGTTCTCCGTTAATATAAATTAAATTACCTTCAAGTGTTACAATAGCTAAACTATCACCAACAGTAACTTCATCATATATTTCTAGAATTGGAGATAAGTCTATGATTACTATATCATAATTAGTAGAATTTATATAAGCATTTGTCGTATTGTTATAAACAGTAACTTGAGAAATAATATTCTTGTCTGCTGTTAATCCTATACTTGTTATACCATTCACTGCAGCCGGTGCTACTACGTTTTGTGTAATCTGGTCAGTTATTTTAGTTACATCATCAACATATATTACTGCATCAGTATAATATATTGGTTGAACTATCCAAGTTCTAGTATTACTATTTGATCGGAATACTGAGCCAGTGCCATTTTTATTAACATTTTGTAAATATACTAATTGATTAGGTGTAGCACTAGATATCATACTAGTAATGATGATGTCATCTCCTGTGACAATCTCTGTCAAAATGCTTAAATTATTATTAGCATTTAAATACAACTGAGTTGAAGGGACCCGATATCCATTAATAGTAACCCATAATCTATCAACATTACTTTGTTCCCAATCACTATCTACTACAAATATACCATCTTCCCATATATATCCACCTGATAGATATGTTGATATACTAGTTACTGGATCGTTAACGGCTGATATACTTGATGAGTATGAAGTATTATATAGATCAACTTGAGTACTACTAATCACATGAACATAATATGTATTATTATTTAATTGAACTGAACCTATAGTCCCGTCAATACGTATTAAATCATTTGTAGTTAAATTATGAGCAGTAGAAGTAGTTACACGAACTGCAGGAGTTCCTCCAACATATGCTAACATAGTACCGGTAGCAGTTCCTGGATTAAAAGTTGAACCACTTAATGTTGTTGATATAGTAAACGTACCATCGTACGGATAAGTTACTGATTTCACATAGTAAACAGTACCGTTGGTTAATACATTTCCAAGTTGTGTTCCTTTAAATATAATTGTTTGGTCAACAATAAAACCACTAGTGTTAGCACATGTTAACAAATTACCAGTACTAGATACGGCAGTTACAATAGTAGATACAATAGGTGGTGTAATTTCATTGTCAATATTGATAATAGTTGATACTGTTTTATTTGTTATATCGTATTGAGTATTAAAATATTGACGTTCAGTTAAATTAAAACTTGTTACAGCAATAGTATCTAATGCTGACGGTGTTAACGGTGTTCCACCAATAAATTGTAAGGTGTCAGTACTACTATTAATGGTATATGCTGTATCAAGTAAACGTACTCCGTTTATTTCTACTATAGCATTAGTAGGATTATCACCACCAACAAAGTTTGTTAGAGTGAATGGTCCACTAGTACCATTACCTATAATAGTTTGTATTTCTGGGATAGTATAACCATATTGTGACGGATATGTCTCTCCAAATACAGTATATGCCAAATAATCTAACGTAACATCATACTGTGCAGAAAAAATCATTTTTGCAGAAATACCGTTATCTGCTATACCAAATGAATAGTCATTCGTAATTCCAGTTGCGCCACCTACCGCATCTGAAAGTGTAATAACAGTACCACCCAATGTAGCAGAGATAGTAAACTCATTACCATCAAAAATTGATTCAATATAATATACTGTTTGCGGTGTTATGTCATTTCCAAACATTGTGTCACTAAACACAATTCTATCTCCTACTGCCATTCCACTAGTTGTATTACACGTAATACTATTATTTGAACTGTTAGTTTGTGTGATTCTGTTAGTATGACCCAATATCAATTTAGTACCATTATGATATACAATAGGATCACTCCATACTGCACCACTACCGGTTTGTATTACAATATCCATTGAACCAGAATCGGTAGTTATGATAAATGTAGGTCCAGCTACTCCATCAGTTATTACATCTGAAATTGTAATTTTGTTTGTTACGGTACTAATAGTTTTAACATAATAATGAGTATCTGCTACTATTCCACCAAACACATCACCTTGGAATATAATTTGGTCATTTAAAGTAAAGTATGCAACATTTTCACACAATATAGTGTTATCGGTACTATCTGTCTCTGTTGCTATTACATTAATAGGTTCAGTTCCCGGTCTAATAACACCAGATCCAGAAGAACGTGTAGCTGTAAAGTTACAATTTAAATTAATTTCATTAAATCCAGTTACTGTATTAATACGAATAGGGTCAGTCTGACTATTAGATTTTTCTAGTTGATCACCGTTACCTACTTCGTAAACTTCTACCACCAGTGAGTCCCCTGCAGGCAAACTACTAGGTAATGTAATTGTTTTTACCAACCAATCTACAGTGAATGAGGAAGGTGAATATAACCTTGTAGATAATCCAGTTACACTATCTACTTGGAATACTGACAATTGCGCTGGGAATTCAACTAAATTATCAAAGCTAAAAGTTAATTGACCAACTGTTGGTGTAATCTGAGTAGATACTACATTGTATCCAACATGTTGATATGTTTCAACATCCCAGTTTGTACCTGGACGAGTTGTAACTATCATTGTTAAATTGTCAGATACTACACCAGGTACCAATTCTTCCGGACCATAACCTGACATAAAAGGATCGCCTTGAACGTCATATATTGTAGGTAGTGTGTCAAATACTCCTACATTAATCCAAGTTATTCCGTCAGCACTTTGTAATATAACATTATTATTACCAGCTATTACAAATTCATTATCAATGTTGTTCCATGTTATGCCATTTAAATTTTCAGTTGTTATATCAGAATCAGTTACATCTGTCCAAGTAACACCGTCATCTGATGACGTTAGTATTGCACCTGCTTGTCCCACAATTACAAACAATCCTAAATCACTTGAATATGCAACATCTTTTAAGTTGTAACTTCCTGTTCCTACATTTACCCAGTTACTACTATTAATAGATGTAAATATAGTTCCATTGTCACCTACTATGATAATAGTATTATTACCACTAGTTACTCCATATAATGTTTCTGCCGATCCAAAAGGTGTAATATTTGTCCAAGTTATTCCATCTAGGCTATTTAACACAACGCTTTGAGTTATTGTTGGTATTACGCTGTAGTCCGGACCATATCCTACTGCCACAAATCCATTAAAGTTATTGATAGTTATACCTGAAATACCGTATAAAATAGAACCGTAAAAATTATATACTTCTATCCAATTATATCCATCGGTACTAGATACAATATTATTACCAGTAGCAATATATTTTCCGTTTAAGTATGAAACACTATATAATTGTGTACTATCTATAGATACCGTACCGTCAACTAAGCCAGTAGTAGCCCAAGATTCTCCGTCAGTACTAATAAAGATAGGAGTTGCCGTGTTAGTAGAAGTTATTATATATTTTCCATTAAAATAACCAATGTCAGATAATCCTACCGGTTGTTCTGATAATTTATTAGAAGGCCACGATGTACCATTAACACTATTAATAATTAATGAATATGTAGGCGTATTAGCAGAGCCAATATAAGTAACTCCATCAAATAATATTGAAGCAGTATCTACTTCTACTGGACTAAATGCTTGGTCCTGTAATATAGTATCTAATGTGTATTCGTCTGCTGGCGGGAATGCATTACCTTGGTATGTGCTATTTGGATAAGTTATACCTTCTACTAATTGAGTTAAATCTAATCCAGGCATATTAGCTGTTGGTTGATAGTAACCCATAATTCTGTCTAACGCATTTAATTTTCTGCTATCGCTAGATAATAATTCCCATTTACCAAATATAAACTCAGTATCATTATTACTTACAATACATTGATAAACTCTGTTATTATATTTGACAATACTCTGATTGAAATAGAATGGTTCTGGTAATAACGTATAATCACCTGCAGTGTATGGGAAATCTATTCCACTAACTGGAATCTGTAATAAAGGATCACTGTATACTTCACACTCTGTAGCAGATATAACTTTTAAGTAATATTGTTCAACAGTTTCATTTGGAGTACCAGCGCAAATTACTGATAATATTTCTCCATTAGTATCTATCGTATTGACAGTCATTACTAAATCATTTGCAGGAGTAGTACCGGCTAATGCAGTTCCTAATATAGTTATAGTATTATTAATAGCATACCCTTCTCCAGCATCTGCAATATTTACGCTATAACCACCTAAAACCCAACTTACATCAAATTCAGGAACTAATGTAGGTGCCTGTGTCATTGTTACATTAGCTGACGTATCTGTTAATGGGAATTCCCCGCCCCCTAAACTTGCTGATACTTTAATATAAGGTTGTCCTGTAATACCCATTGTACCGTTTTCACCGGTTAAATCAACTTCAGTTCCTCCAGGAACATTAGATATTTTAAATTGAGTACTAGTAATTGGTGATACGATTGTATCTATTATATAATAGGTTGTGTCTAAAACTACACCTCCTAAACCAGTACCAGTAAATGTTACAGGCATTTCATTATAGAATCCCGCTGTACTTGTACAAGTTAATACATTGCCTGCGCTAGTAGAGGTTACTGTAGTTTCTACTATCCCATTTGCTACAATCCAATAAGTAGTTCCACCAGTCAATCCGCCGTAATTACTAGCAAATTCTACTGGCATGTTATTGTATATGTTAGTTAATCCACCACTGGTAGTAGTTACACTTAAATAATCACCGTTAGCTAATGCATTATCTATAGTACGTACTAGTAGATTACTGTCAGTTCCAATTAATCCTGTATATGTAGAAGATGTTGGGTAGAATGTAAACTGTTGTCCTGTAATTTGTCCTGGGCTAACCGGTAAACCGACATTGCAAATCATTGATCCTGTCGCAGTTGTCAGTTGGACAATGTTCTTTTGGTCTGTACCTAAACATGTGCCGGTTACATTACTAGGGCCAAGATTAAATGCTCCTCCATTAATTACAGTAGAAACTTGAAAATTATTACTATCAATTACCGCACGTACATAATAAGTTGTACCACTAATTAAATTACCAAAATCTGAAACTACTGAGCCACTAATCACCATGTCAGTAAATATTATTGGGTCATTAATTGATAAGCCCAATGTACCGGTACACGTGATATAATCAGTACTTGCAATCACGCCTGTTACATTAATAATTAACGGGTCCTGCACTGTAGACATAGTAAATGTGGTACTATTAACTACTGTAGTCACATAGTATTCTTCATTTTCTATGATTCCACCAAATACACTACCTGTAAAGAATATTGGTAAATTAGTATAGAATCCAGTAGTACCTCCTAAACCAGATCCCGTTAACGGAATTGTTATTGTATTTGTTACTGCAGTGGTATTAGTGGTATTTAATATGCCAGGATAGAATAATGTAACAACTGCAGTATTAGTAACTTCACCTACGTATAACAATAGGCCAGCAGAACTAATTGTAGCAGTATTTAAATTAAATGTGCCTCCACCGATTGCGGCAGATATAGTAATATCAGTATCATTCAATATGGTTTTTACATAGTATGTTGTACCATTAACTAATAAACTATTGCCTACTGCACCCTGAAATTTAATTGGCATATCAACATAGAAACCAGTTGTAGGACCAACACCACCTTCATCAGGAGCACCACCGGTTGAAGGAGCAATAGTAATTATATCACTAGTTCCTCCTGTAGTTGATACTACATTTCTTGTACGTGAGCTCCAATTTAAAGTTTGGTCATTAGTAACACCTTCTATTTCAAACACTGCACCCTGGGCACTAGCTAAGATAGTATCAATTGATGGTTGAGTAGATTCTAATGTTATACTTGAACTAGATATTCTTACTGAATTGTTGTACAATCCTGCATAAAAACTGCCATAGAATTGTCCACTTTGCCAATCAGATAATTCTGAAGTATAACTTGTTCTATCAAATCTCAATGCTATTTTATTTTCTCTAATTGGAACTGCAGTTGACACACAGCTAGCTCTTGCACTAATACTTAACAAGTTATTAGAACCAGTACCAGTAGTATACAATACAACTCGGTCGGTATCATTGATTGCATCTCTATACGTTGTATATAATGCAATATTAAATGTTGGAGTTGATTCAAGTACATTAACATAGTAATATTGATTAACTTCTAATCCACCTACTGCAGTTGTATCAGTACCTATAGTATATTTTATTAAATCACCAGTTTGTAATAAGGGTAACGGTAATATTATTGTATTAGTGAAAGTGTCAACATCGGTTGAGGTAAACGGTAATCCTATAGAAGGGTCAATGACAATTTCTGGTAACACTACATAACCATCACCCGGATCAATAACATCAATACGTAATATAGAATCTAAATTCATTACGGCTTGTAATATTGCAGGTCTTCTTGGTTCCGGATATATTGACGTATCAATGTATGCTGTTATTCTAGGTGGCTCATTATATGCACGGCCGCCATTTAATAACAATACCGCTGGTAAATCAATTGTTATAATTTCTCCCGGAATATGTACAGAAATTGGTGTACCATCAACACCGCGTGTTAAGCCAAATAATGTATTATTTGAACGGTCAACTCCTGCATATCCTATTAATTCGTCACCTATTAATATAGTTCCATTAATGGGGAATCCATATGCATTATCTACGGCAAATGATCCAGAATTCAATGAAATATAAGATGCTAATACAGTGATTTGATAATCATTAACTCCGGTAATACTTAGTCCGTAATTATTAAACCATTCTTTATACGCACTGGTTTGCCATATAGGGTCAGTGGGTAGATATTGATTAATTGCACTTGGATTACTATATACTAATTCAGGAGTAATAAATTGTTGTACGTCAGTATTATATTGTGACGGTAAATCAAAATCAGTAATAGTCCCTGCATATAATTCAGAACCTGTATATTTAAATAAGAACTCTTTAATAACTACATGATAAGGTTTAACTTCATTAATATATCCTGCCAAGAAATCTTGATTATCTGATCGGAATACTTCTAGTGGTAATAATTCACGTATAGTATGGCCAACATCAATAAACGATGTTTTATTTAACCACGGTAAATAATTTTGTGATTCAATTGTTTCACTTTGAATATATTCAAATAATAATACTAAACTTTTGTTTCTATAAAGCAATAACTCATTGGTATAAATTTCTTCATTTAATGCTCTTACAATACTACGAGTTTCCTGCGATGGATATGTATCATACGGAGTGGTGTCAAAGAAATTATCTCCGAATCCTAATCTAGCAGTTGAATAATCCCACAAGTCACTACTAAACTCAATAGTGCCATCTTGTAGACCTATACGTTCCCACATATTTAAATTAGTATAAACATAGACTTCAGATTTACCATCACCATTAGTAGTGACAGTTACAATTAATCCTGGCGTTGCATCTATTGTTGCTAAATCAGCATAGATAGGAACCTGTAGTGCTGATTTGGTGTTATTATCATATCCAGTAGCCCACCAATTAATATAATTCCAATAATCGGTTGTATTATACTTAGCACCTTCAGCAAATGCTAAGAATGATGCAGTACCTGTATTTCTACTAGAGCCGGTTGCTGGTCCAGTAGCAATAAACGTGATACCTGCAGTATTACTTGCGGCGCCTATACTAGTCCAGTTTACATCTCCTACAGTTACAATAGTATATGTTACATTGGCTTGACAATTGCCTGCAACAATGGTTTCTATAATTGTTGGGTTTTGTGTATTTAAGAAACTAGCATTTCTTGTTTCAGTAATAGGATATTGTGCTAATACATCATTAGCGTATGTCAAATAATTTTTCAATGCTAAAAATCTATTAACAAAGAAACTTTGTCTTGGTCTAGCATAGATACCGTATTGTACTGGTTTCGGTAGATACGGATCAGGAACAACACCGCCTGATTCATCTACTCCGCACAAACTATCTAACATTCTATCATACAACGATTCAGGAACATCCAATCCATTAGTAGTAGGTAATCCTGGTAAGAAGTCATCCGCATAGTTAGTACGAATTAAGTTATATAAACTATGTGAAACATCATCATTAGTTCCGGTTGAAAAACCAATATGTAATACGGTATCATTTGCATTGATATTATCACCGCAATTATATAATCCATATATATCTTGTTCTAGTGGTGCAAAATAACTAATCCCAGAGTTAATAGGAGAAGCAATATATGATTGAATAATACTATCTGCTAAAGTTTTTCCTGTTTTAGTGAATATAATATTAGTATTTCTAACCCAATAGTAATACACTGGAGTCAGTACACCGGAAGCATTTAAGGTGTATTCAATTGCATATGACTCTACATCAAACACAGTGCCTGGACCAGCATAACTTATAGGAGGAACATCACTTGTTATCCAACTGTATACTGTTACATCACTTCCTGGGAATACTTGACCCCACCATTTGCTATCATATACTATATCATTTTGATGGTAATTTACAAATCGTGTAGTACTTGTATTAAACCATATTTGTCCAATTTGTACTGCTCCCCAAACCATTGCACCCTTATTAATATTAGGACTATTATAACCAGCTGGATCAACATTAGATATCACATCAATATTTTGACGTACAGATCCTAATATTTTACCTTGCAATGGGTCAATATAATCTAAATTGTCTAATGTGTTATTGGTAATTGCACTATATAATTGTATGTTTTGAATTCTATTGGTATCAACAACCGGGTTTGAATTTCTATACACACTCCAATCAGGGGTACCTGTAGCATTAATATATGTTATAAGTTGTCCTGCAATAGTATCTGGTTTAAAGTTAGGTGTCCCGATAACTACATGTGATGCGTTAAAATCTATTGCATGTCCAAACATTGGCTGACTGCCATATGTTTCATTAATATCATTAGTACTCTGTGCATATACAAAATTACCACAATTTGCTAACGATTCATTATATACTGACAGGTAGTCAAACATGTATACCGCACCAGCATTTCTATAAGTATCAACCCATTGTGTAGCATTGTTGTCAAACAGTGTGTCATTGTCATAATCTTCGTCATCGGTAGAATCAAATGTTGTCGCTTGATAACGGGTTGCTGTTGGTGCACTTACTACGAATGAATTAAATTCATTGAATTTAACCACATTACCAAACTGAGTAGTACCTTGTATATGTGGGTCGGTAATAATTTGTGTTTGTGTATAAGTATTAAATCCTAATTCTGCCCACGTAGATGTATTCAATACAGTAACATTAAGTTTATCATTAACTGATGCCAATGCAGTATTTATTAAGCTAATAATTAACTTGCCTGTAGGGATCCCTAAATTATCTAATTGCTCAGATGCTTGTACATTAGTAATATTTGCTTGATTAATTATATTAGCAACGGTTGATGCATTGCCTGCAGTTAATGTTACTATATAACCATTAATTAAAATAATCCTAGTAGTGGTAATTGCACAATCTGATGTACCAATAATCATACCGTACTTGCCACCACCGTTAGTGTAGCGATAGACCGCACCTTCTTGATTTTGACTGTTTAATTCAAAAGGAGCTCCAACTAATATTTCAGTAGCATAGGTGTTTGTGTCAACACTATTACCAAACTGTACACCAATTTTAGGTGTTGTTTCAGTAGTAAGAGTTTGACATAATACAAAGTTGTTACCACTTACATTGATGATATCACCTGCATTTAATGAGCTGTATACATATAATGTTGAATCTATAACTGCATAATTGTTATCAGTAATTATAGTACCATTAACAGTAATTAATAATGGTGTTATTTGTATTGAGCATGTCATGCTACCGGTAGAAGATGTTAAATTAATAGGAACTACTGAACCTCTAGATGTTGTGATTCTAAATGTAGTGCCTGTTGGTTTATCAAGTATATAATACACTGTATTAGCGGAAATTGCTCCACTAGATAATAGTCCGGTTGAATTAGCTGTACCTGTTCCTGTTCCGGCACCGGTAGCTACAAAAGTTTGACCAATTGTGTTAGCGGATGCACCTATTGCTACAAAATTAGTAGTGCCAACAGATGTTATTGTATACGTTTCTCCTATTGCAAAATATCCTGCATTAGTGCCAGTAGAGAAAACAACAGGATCTCCTACACTAAAACCAGCTGAACTAGTTACAGTAATTCTTTCAGTTGATCCGTCTATAGCAGTAGCAGTTTGTGTTACTGTAGTAGGTGTCCAAGCTAATGTAAACGTTTGCGGGACATCTGGCAAACTTGTAAATTGTGATTCAACATTTTGTACGGTTCTATCGTATACATATGTGTAGCCCCAGTTTTCAATTGAACCATCATAGTTTTTATCAGGTGTACCGATTACTACTGTGTCACCATAATAATCTGTTGCAATAGAGTAACCAAAGTTATCATCATTTGTTAAGCCCAAATTAATAGTTGTAGAGTATTCATATTCTTCTGTGATAGTTGAATAACGATACACATATACTAAACTAGTAGACGATGTTACTGCTGATATATATAACCAATTAGCGTCGCCGGAGATAGCAATTGCTTTACCCCACTCAGTTACACCAACTGGAGCAGCTATAGCAGATTGTAATGACTGTAATTCATCAACTGTTATACTAACTACTAATTGATAAACATAAACTGCAGGAGTACCTGTAGGTTGTGATATAACAAATATATCATTTGCATAAGCAATAGTTGTACCAAATGAAGATGATGATGTAATTGTTTGTAGCAACTCATATCTATCAAATAGTGTATTATATGAATAACGGTATGCAACTCCTGCGTCGGCATCACCAATTAAATAACCCAAGGTGTCAGTATACGCTACTGCACTACCAAACGTTTCAGAACCGTTTTTAATTAATTCTGAATCATAGCCGTAATTAATACTTTTGCGATATACTGCCCAATCGCCATCATTATTTGTATCTACCCAAACTTTGGTTTTAACAAATTCTGTGTTCAATAAAGGTAAATCAATAATATCATTAGGAGTCGCTACACGTTGAGATTGGAATTTAAATCCAATACCCTGACCAAATATAGAAGTGATTGACGGAGCCAATGTTACATTAACCAATACACTATTCAAATCAATTACTGTATTAACTATATAATATCCGTTTAAACTATCATTAAAGTTAACAACTGCAAATGGTTGATATTTTGTCAATCCATGAGGATTATTAAATGTTATGGTAGCAGTGCCATTTAAATTGTTTTTTGCAAATATTACTTGACCTAAACTAACCGGGGTCATTACTTGCCAAGTACCTTGATAATCGGCTAACCAAATATATTGCCCTACATATAATTGTGATAAAGGTGTCAACACACCGCGTGGTGATGTGCTAGTTGGTAAATTAGTATAATAGTATGCCGCAATACGCATATCATTAAAGTTAGCATAGCCTGCATCTGGTAACAAATACGAAGGGGTATTAGTAGGTAATAATGGCAGTACGTCTGTACTATTTACCGGACGTCCATAATTATATAAACTATATAATGGTACTTCTTGTTGTACTCCATCAGTAGATATTCCGTTAGTCAACCCAACAATACTTGGATTGCCTGTTAATAGTGATTGATTTAATTTAAAATCAATAAAGTTGCTATTCAATACACCGCCAAATTCACCTGACTTGATAGCCCAGTTTTCATATATATCATAATCAATACCACCCTGTGGTAAATTAGCTCCCTTAAATGCACTGGCTGCATTTAATGTTCCTTTGTTTTTAATAAAGTTTTTATAAACATTAATTTGTGTAATATCAGTCAAATCTGCAAGTGCTAGATAATCACGTGGACGATAACCAATCAAACTAAAACTTAATAGGTCTGCATCATTTTCTAAATTAGCACGATTTACATCATAATAAATTGTGCTTTCAAACGAACGTGTGCTTGTATTTGGTAACAAACCTTTTTGTATTTCGTTGTAATCTGTTTGCTTCCACTCACGTTCCTCAAACAATTGTTTAGGTTGTATAATAGTAGTAGCAATCCAATATTTGTTTTTATATTTAACTATGCTACCTGTTGTATATTTTACTGTTTTATCCCAATCAAGTATGTTATCTTGATTTAAAATAAATCCTTGAGCATCAATAGTACCGTTCCATTCTGCAGTTTTTGTTCCTCGTACAGTAATGCGGCTTTGTCTTAATCCTGTTGCTAAATTATAAATTACATCGTCAAATACAGTAACGTTGTCAAAAACAATACCATGTTCAAAATTACTAATATTAAATTGTCCATAGGCAATAGTATCACCTTGGTTTAATGGTTGTGCTGTGAATGCAGTACCGTCACGTATAATACTCAAATCAGTACTTTGTATTGGATATAAGTTTTGATTTAGTACAAAATTTTGTCTCTGTAATGTTAATGGTTGTACAATATAACTATCTTTATTAATAGAAATTAGAGTAGCGGCTGGATTGATGTTAACAATACTTCCAGACTCCCATCCTGTTTGCGCCCAATATAAGTATTCGGCAACCATTTGTCTCCAACTAACTTCTAACCCAGATTCAATTTGGTCAAACAATACACCTTGACTTGCCAAATATCTGCCATATCCTTCTAAGAACTGCGCTACTTCTTGTATAGTATAAAATTCAGTACCATACGATACAACTGTTGGAGTTGTATAATAATCTTTAGCTAACTGAACACTCAATCCCTGAACTGATACTCTGTCATAATTTCCATTTATTTTAGGTAGTAATATTTTAAAATATGCATTAGTTTGACTATTACCATATACTTTATAATAACCGTTATTTGTTAATTGTATTACTACGCCACTGTATGTAATACGGTCAAAGGGTTGGTTATCATATAGCAATACCTGATAGCTTTCATCAGGAATTAATAAACTACTGTTATTGCTATTTGCTGTAGATTTTTCAACATAAAACTTTAATAAGTTTTTATCACTAAAGCCAGCAAGTCTATAAACTAATCTAACATCAATGTTGTTTAATAAATCACTAACATTATTAGTTGCATCAATGCCTACTTGTTTTTCATAATCAACTACCCAATTAATATAACTTGTTTTAGCAATACCGTTGCCGTAAATTTGTACATCACTTATTATTAAATGACTACGATTATTTACCAAATACTGATTAAATTCTTCGTTGTATTTGTAATTATCAACATCAACTCCTAAATTAAAGAAGTTAGCCGGCTTTGTTAATGCTAGTATACGCATTAAATCAAATGGCCAACTACTACTTCTACGATAACTAAATTCTGCAGGGCCAACATCACCGACTACCCAATCACGGTTAAGTGTGTTGTTGCTATAATTACCTACAATAGAAACAAAGGGTGATACTAAATTACCCTGACTATCTACTGGTAATACTTGTAATAATTCTGGACGAATTGCTTGGGTAATAACAATTGGATTACCATTATTCCAATCAATACCCTGTGCCAAATCATTCCACAAAACTAAGTTATCGCTAGTATACGGAGCAGAACCATAACGTGTTGCCCACCATGATGGTTGGTCAGTAAAGCCTAACATTTCCCATGGACTAGTATCTGGATTACTAGTATCATAGAAATATTCATATATACCTCTCCAATACCCCTGTAGAATAACTTGTTGGTTTATCTTGTTACCAGTTTGATTATAATTATAGGTATATTCATTATTGGCATTATAGAACTGAGTTTTGTAATTGATTCTATTTTGTCCTACCCAATCTAAAAAGCTAGATGAGTAAATCTGTAAAATTTCGTCATAACTATAATCAGTCTCTCTAAAGAACCCTGGTAATACTTCATATTCTTGTACAGGAATAACATTACTTAATTTTAAGTTATTGTATACACGTTTCTCATACTCAAACAATACTTGGTCTCTAAAATCAATTAATATGCCGTTAATGTAATCACCATATAGTTTATTATATGAACCATCATGCCCTACAATAAAATATGTTGGTTGAGCGTAAGCAGAATCTAATACAACTGCGGGTATAGTTGATGGATATAAACCTAATTTAGTAGGAGTATTTGGAACATAACTACCATATGTTTGATTATATTCTTTAATAGTGATTTGATCACCTGGATCCAAATCTAATGTGACAGTTAATGATGGTGTATCTGTACTTACTGTATAATCAACTCCGCGTATTAATTGACTAATTATTCCGGATGTATTAGTTAAGTAAACCAATACACTATTATAATTAGCCGTAGCAAAATTATATACTTTACTTAATGGATATATACTTATATCTAATGCATTTGCAAAACTGTATGTATTGGTGATATATGCCGCTTTTGATGGCAACATATCACTCCAAAAGAAACTATTACTATCTGTTTTTGAAGCAGTAATTTTATCTAATGCATCATCTAACATAGTTGAAGGAGATAATCTTGTACTAAAATCAGTAGAATTAACTGTATCAATTAATAAAGTTTTAAAAGTAATGTATTCTCTACTGTTATATAATAACGCATTGAATAGATTATGACTCTGTTTACGTAAAAATGCACCAGGTAACACTAAACTTGCGCTATTCTGAATAATCTTATTACCATATGGTACCATATTACCTAAATCACGGTAATTGTTTGCACCAAATACATCACCAGTTGTGTTTGGATTATTGTAAAAGCTACTCTGATATTGACCACGAATATCACCTACATTAACTACCGTAATATCTGCATTCAATGGGTTATTGTTTAAATTAGAAGGTATACTATAATATGCAGTTTCACTTACCTGATCACTTAATAATAATATTTCAACTACAGTATCTACTAATGGGTCAGGCACTGTGAAGGTTACGATTGTTTGTGACGATGTGGTTTCTACTGTATAGGCGGTTGAATATTGTATTTTATTGTTTACAAAAAGTTGTATAGTAGGCCATGCACTATCTGTATTTGCTAGTTTAGCAATATCACATGTATATGTTGTTACAGGATTATTAGCATAGTAGTTAAATTCAAATATTTGGTATTGTACACTTGGTCCTACTGCTGTTTGCCATCCTAATTGTCTTACCGATGTTGTCAAGTCAGAATAATTATAAATATATCCCGTGTTAACTTTTTGTGTAATAGGAGTAGTACCACTGACATAGTTGAATGTTGCAGAATTAAGTGATGTGTCAAAGCTAATATCACCTACATTATCAATAGAACTATACAATAAAGGGAAGCCCAATATTGCATCATCATTTCCCGATCCAATACCATATGCAAATAGTTTATTACCTGCAAATGATGTACCAATGTAAACGGTGCTATCACCAAAACTTATTCCGTTATCATCAAATATATCAAATAAAGGTGGTTGATTTACTGTCGTTTTTTGTTGAGCTTCTTGCCAATCAACACCATCAAAGTAAAAATCCATACCTTGATAATTATATCCTCTGAATGCAACTGTTTGCTCATTTGCTAAAACAAGACCATCATCTGCCTGTGTTAATGTAATTACTGGACTATCGCCTGGTATTAATGTAGAAAATCTAACAATATATATTTTATTTCGTATGTTTAGATTTTCATCGGCTGCAAAAACAATTCTTGCTCCGTCAAACACTGCATAACTGTCATTATTAGTATCGTTGGCAATTAATGATGCCACTGCAGTAGATCCTATTGTTTGCGAAAATTCCCACTCTACTGTTAACGTTATAGTTGTTGTTCCTGAAATATTAGTAATTTGAGTATTTCTTGGAAGAATATTTGTACTATCGTTTATATATTGACCAATTTGAAATGTGCCAGGCCCAGTTTTTGAGAACACATTACTTGCAAGTATAGTAATAGTTGTGCTAGTACCAGTAGTACCGTTGATAGTGGCATTATATCCAGTATAGACTTCAACGTCAGGATAATAATTTTCTTGTCCTGCTACTTGATTAGGAGCATCTGTTGTGCGAAAATCAATAAAATCTATAGGTGGTTTTCCAATAATACCCGAATCAAACATTCGTAGATTAGGATAAAATTCAATAATAGGACGTTTAGCTTTATTGTCCGAGGTAGCATAAAGGGATATTAATTCCGGATTACTATTGTATGATGCTGTTGCATTAATTACGTCAATGTGAAACCATCTATTACTACGAGACCATGCGTTTTTATCAATACTATTTCTTGAAATAGTAATATAATCTGGTGTGACAGGTATGTATAAATTTATATCATAATTACCTATGTCATACGGGGTTGTGTCAAAGGGAATATAAGTACCAGATGTAAATGGTTCTGGTGCTATCAAATCTGTCACTGGAATTAATTCTATTGCAGTACCAACTCCTTCTACATAAAATCTAGTACCTTCATAACTTGAAGGATATATATCTCCGGAGAATATAACTTTTAATCCATTAGTAAATACTACACCATTTGGTGCTGTGTAGTTTTGTTTGCCAATAATGTCTGTTAATACATCAATACGATTAGTAGTGTTACTAGAAATTAATCTAATTTGTCCTACTTTATTACCTGAGGTACCGTCTTGATAATATAAAGTATCAAGTATAGCACTCATATAAGGTATTAATGATACAGTGTCGCTGGTATTTCTATAAAATGTTCTACCAATCCATTCTGTACCAAAATTAGCAGTAATTTTTTCTTCAACAGGAATAGTACCGGTATTAACTAATCTAATTACAGGGTCAGTTGGATCACCTTCATAGGTAATTGTATAAAAAGTAGCTGATATATCTGTGTAATATCCACCTTCTGAGTTTGCAAAATTTGTACTATCACCAGGCGGAGTATACGGTGCGCCCCCTACAGGAAATGTAACTGGACCGCTATTAGTACTAACTGTTTGTGTCCCTGAACTTGGTGTTTCTTCATCATAGGTTGTAGTATCAAAGAATTTTGATATATATCCAGTTAATACAATTGCAGCTCCAGTGCCTGTACCAACACCAGTCGCAATAAATGATTCACCTACTGTGTTAGAAGTTGCACCAATTAACGTAAAATCAGTAGTACCAAGTGTATCTATAGTGTAAGTGCTACCAACTTCAAATGAGCCGGCATCAACTAATGATTGTACACCGGTATTATAGAACATTAATGTAAGACCTTCAAGTGAAGTAATACCATCTATGCCGTTTTCTAAGCTACTTACTAATACACCGTTAACTTCATCATATGTTAATGTTGATACTACATCTACCCTGTTATTACCGGGAAAAATATATTGATCTTGAGCATTTTTAAAAGGTACAGTAAATGTTACAATACCCACTTCTGCTCCGTTATTGTCAACACCTAATACATCACGTGTTTGTACATTAAGTTGTGTAGGATCAAATCCGGTTACACCCGGTGCGCCTTGAATCCAAAATTGACTATTTTGATTAACACTGAATCTATACGTACCACCACGCAATAAAGTTAATGATGGGTTAGTAGAACCCTGTGCTTGACCATCTGCTGTTATAAGGTAACCATTAGGGTTACTTACAACAATATAATCAGTAGCATTATAAACAGTATCAGTACTAACAGTTACCGCTTCAGGACCTTCAGGTATCCAATAGTATTGATTAAAATTAATAATTTTATCTAGGTTAGTAAAACTATCCCATGAATAGAATTGACTTGTGAATAATCTGTTGTTATCATTAACAACACCACCTTCTAATTCTAATCCATCAATAATACCCGGGTAGCTAATAAAATCTTGTGCAGTGTTAGTATCTTTTTTAAGGAACGTTACACCCGGATCAAGTTGATAATCAGTTCTTGTTTTGGTAGGTTCAGTAACATAATAATTTTTAGCATTGACTCCATAACCAAATCTACTTCCTATATAGCCTTCTATGCGTTTAGTATTAGGCTGGTCTACTATTTGATCCAACGTTGCATTTAAAAATTGACTATTAGTCGGCGTTTTAAATATTTCAGGTAGAAAATTTAATGTTCTAATTCTTGTTGCCATTATTTCTCTCTATGTTATATAGTACTTATCTTATTTGTAATTGAGCTGGTGTAAGTGCCGCAATCACTACCACATCATTTGCTGTCGCACCATTTGCAAATATTTCGTAAGGAGCAGATTTAATTTCATATAAATCTCCAAAACTCATTGTAGGATCATTCGGCACTAATACTGCTGAACTAATTAATTCACCAACTTGGGCATGTAAGTATGCACTTAATTCACTAAAGTAAAAAGTGTCACCAAAATTCCAATTATTAATATCAAAGTATGCATTCATTGCAGAAAGAACGGCACTGCGAATTTCACTATCACTGGCATTAGTATTATTTGCTCTAATGACTTTAACAGTTGCTCTTAATAGTTCAGGAGCTTTAGGTCCAAATAATGGCAAAAATACTACGCTATTTAATATAACACTATCACTTAACATTTTGTAATCATTTAATGAACCATATGATTGTGATAGTTCATTGATTGTAGGTTTATCTGGCATTGGTACTGTATCAGTAATATCTTGTAACCAATTTTGATAAGCAGTATAATAGGATTGTGTTACTAGATATAAATCAATAATATTTGTAGTAGCTGGATCAATACGTGTAGTGTTATTACTATTATGACGATATTGGAATTGCAATCCTTGACGTCCCGGTTTCATAATATATTGAGGTTGTTCTGTTACAACATAATAAAGAGTATTGACTGTTTGGTCTTGAATAGTTCTATAAAATAAATTATCACTGTATGCATAAAATAATTGACCTTCTGGGTACTCATATTTAACTACTTCAATTTGAGTCTTAGTGGGGTATTGGTATACCACGGTACTTGATGCTATCAATTGATAACGTGAAAGATTAATAGCATCTTGTATAAGTTCAAAGAAAGTATAAACACCTATATTAGTATTACCAGTTACATAACCAGTAACTTCAGTAAAGAAATCTGGATTACTAACAAGTGTTCTATCATTAACATCTATGCTTGCAATTTCTACTTCAAAGTCATTAATATAACCGTCACTCTCTACTGTTTGACCAATGATACTAGTAGATACAGGTGCAGCCAATGCATAGTTACTATTAAATTGTGTATTAGTTGCTAATACTTTAACAAAGTCTTGTAATATTTTTCCACTAAACGGATCATATACTAGTTTGCCAGTTTCAAACGTAAAACGTGTATCAGCCACACTACCAAAGTAATATGTTAATGAGCGATATGATATACTGTAACGGTTGTTACCTGAACTTAAAAAGTTTATAAAATAGTTACTAGCATTATATGCACCTATACTCCAACGATCTTGTGCTATAGTTAAACTGTTATCAAATATTAAACTAAAACTTTGATTAAGTTCCATTCTAACAACGCATTCTTGTATTACAATGTTAGGGAGTGAGTTATCAAATGCAGGTAATATAGTAGTTACTATTGCACCTTGTGGTACATATCCGTTTAATGTTACTGGCCCAGTACCATTACTGAATGCGCCCTCACCGTTATTATAACCATCACCCACTACATTTAATACGGTAGTCCATATATAAGTTTTGTCAGATGGGCTTGCAATACCTGCTATTAAACGGTTTGTTTCACTAAAATAATATCCACTAGGTGCAACAAATTTAATCATTGCTCCTTTTGTAGCGTATTTCATATTATGAGTAGAGTACGTTCCAATTGGGATAGGAGTATTATCACTACCATTAATATTGTAGAAATAACCAGTTAAACTATTAGCATCAACTGTTTGTTCTTCCCAATATACTGTTCCATCACCTGATGCTGTATTAACACTATATCGTGTATAGTTTTGTATATAATATTGTCTTGCACGATTATCTGCTAATAGAACAGCTAATGAGTCTGTTAAAAAAGTAATAATATCGCCGGTGGTAGTAATTGTTAATAATGTATTACCATTAGTACTATCTTGGTACATGCCACCATCACTAGCAAATGAATTCGTGCTGGAGTATTTTCCGGTTGGGTCTAACAAGTCTAAGTTTTTTGATACACCAACAGAACTACGGTTAATAGCTTTGCTTTTAATAATAGAACTGTATAATGTATATGGGAAATTGTTGTAATCTTCTCCATTAACCATTCTGTTCTGGGTGTAGTAGCGGGAAGGGGCACGTTGTTTAATGTTTGATAATGTTTCTCTTGCCTGTGCGTTTGACACCGGTGTCTGTAATTCTAATCCTAATGTAAGTGTTTCTGTTCGTCCTACCCTACTAATATAACTTAATGTAACTGATAGATTTTGCATCTCAGTTGGATCAATAGTATATGTCAATGCATTACCTGCACGTACATATGCTCTAAATGTTCCTACTGGAATCTCGGAAAATACTCCATCACCGAAAACGTAACTAACTTGGTCATTGAATCTAGAGCCTACAGAAAATATTCTGCGAACACTATTCTCTGTTTGTAAATATGCATCTGCATAAACATTCTCTACTTGATTCCATAATGTTCTAGTAGTTGTTGAACTGTTGTCAGTACTCAACTGATATAACCATGTATCTGTATTGTTGATACCCTGAATATCAATATCAACTACTTGATTTGCAATTTGTTGTGCTAAATTGAAATCAAAATTCTGCAAGATTCCTTGTTTAAAATAAAAGAAGAAACCTGTATTTGGACTACCATAACCCAATTTATCATTACGGTAAGCCATGTTCATTCTACCACTTGGTGCAGGTGGAATCTCATAAACATAATCTTCATTTAATGTGGTTGAACTAACTAATTCAAAATTCATTGATTGGTTATCTACTACTGCAGTAAATGGTACAATTGGTAATGTAGTTGGTGGAATATTAATAGCATACTCATCTGTTTTAATACCAGATATCTGTGCAGTATTACCTGGACGTCCAATACGTTGTGTATTAATTAAAGTAGCATTGATAATTGTATTAAATTGTTCTAACCAATTAACGTTAGCAGGATCATTCCACAATACAGTTTGATTACTTAAATTAAAACCATTTAAGTCTGTGATATTTTCACTTGTTTGAATGCTTACTACTTTGATATAGCCTTGGCCAGCAAGATTACGTTTAGGAGTATAGCTAACTAGGTTGGCTAGTTTAACAACACTATCTCTACGTTCGGCAGTATCAATAAAGTTTTCACGTGCATTTAAATCACTACGGAAAGCTAGACCTTGACCCATAAAGGCCATAACGTCCATTAATGCAATGAATTCACTTGATTCAATGTAATCGTTAAAAGTTTCCGGATAGTAAACACGTAGATAGTCAATAAAACTTTTACGTAGTGTTTCATAGTCATATGAACGGAAATCGGCTTCACGGAAGGTTTGATAGATTGCCTTCCAATCGTTGACGCCGAATAATGCTGATTGTCGTGAGCTGGTTGCCATAGTGGTATTCTCTTTTAAGTATTTATCTTAAATGAAAACACCACTTTTGGAAGATTACTGAATTACTGCAGTATTTGTACTATTATTGAAGAAAACACTAAGCATTTCTGCATTATTAAACGGAGTAACCGCTAATTCTACTTCAATTAATATGCCGTTTTCTTGAGGGTAAGCACTAACAGTATTAACTATCATTCTTGGATCTTGATTAGCAACTCGTCTAATTTCAGTCTCTAATTTGTTTTGAACATCAAACGTATTTGGTTCAAAAACAAAACTCCAAAGAGTAGTTCCATATGCAGGATTCCCTACTTTTTGACCCTGTTGTATATTCAATGCGTTAATGAAATCTTGAATTACAAGTTGTCGGTCAACTAATCTATACTTTTTACCAGGAATAACTGGTTGTACCATAGAACCTACACCACCTGCAATACCTGCTGGTAAATTAGTAGATCGGGGCTTGTTAGCGTTAATTGTACTGAAACCAATATATGATGGCATGTTTTATCCTATACTATATTTATGCTTTATTTGCTATGGCACTTATCTTGTCTGTAATATCACCAAATGCTTTAACTTCTGCTATATACGTTTGTTTGGCAATATCTATTGCCGGGTCACCGGGTGGTAAATTATCTCTTGCTTGCACAAAAGCATCACGTGCTTGTCTAACTTTCTTTTGTTGTTCGTCTTTTTCAACAACCAATGCTTGTTGTTGTTTAACTAGTTCGTTTAATCTATCAGATTCAGCTTTTATTGAAGAACTAAGTCCTCCGTAATTTGGCGCTGGTATTTTAGAATTACCTAATAGACTAGTAACTTGTGCAGTTAGTTCACTACGATCATTTGTATTAATAGCAACTGTAGGTAGCTTGATAGGTACTGCACCACCTGAACTCATTGAGCTTATTGCTGAATTTAATTGTGCGGCTGCTCCAGCTGGTAATCCTGCACTCGCTAATGAAGCCAATGATAGTTTACCACTCTTTAAATCATCTAATCCTTTTGTTAATGCTCCGGCAGCGCCAGTAGCCGCAGTTAATATACCCGAAGATGCTAACGGGTTGACTGATGCTAAATTAGATATACCATTAGTAATAGATGAAGCTTGACCAATTAACCCTGTAACTGCACTAACTCCTGGTACACTATTAATTGCACCAACTGCATTGTTAACCACAGAAGCAACTACACTAGCACCACCGGGTAATGCTCCTAATCCAGTAGATAGATTTGCTGTTATCCCCGATGCTGTTTTTAATAATCCACTGGCTGCACCTGTTACTGCCCCCAATGCACCAGTTATTCCTCCGGTAACAGCACCTATTGCTCCGGTTATTCCACCTGTTACTGCACTCAATGCACCTGCTATTCCGCCGGCTGATGGTGCTTGTGCTGCCGCTTGTGCTTTTTCAGTAATTTCTTTAATATTTTGCGGGACACCTGCGGTTAATGTCGGGAATGCACCAGTTATTGCGGCAAATGCACTACCTGCAACACCTTTAGCACTATCTAATAATCCGGCTATACCAGCAACAGCGCCTTTAGCCATTCCACCTAATGCACCTGCAATACTACTTAAACCACCAGTAACTGTACTTGCTAAGTTACCAGCAAAATTACCAGCTGACACTAGGCTACTAGCTGAACCTAATACACTATTCAATGCTCCAGTAGCGGCTCCAACTACATTTGATATTGCACCATTAACTGCTCCTGTTACTGCGCTAGCGGCATTGCTAACTAAATTAACAGTATTTTGTACGCCTGCTGTAGCCGCTGACATTACTAAACCTGCAATTGATGCACCTGATTCTTTTCCAGTAATTAAACCAGTTGATGTTAATGCAGATTGTGCTTGGGTGAATGTAGCAACTTGTGTAACAACTTGAGCTACAGGGTTGTTGACATAACTAGTTAAGTTTTCTGCTACTTTACCCGTAAATAAATTTGGTGTTAATGCTTGTTGAATTGTTTTTCCACCTTGTATTAAATTGTTAACCAATGCGGCTGAACCTGGTTTAATAACTCCGCCTGCTTCCATTTGCGCAGGACTTTGTGCCATAGCACCCACTGCCGCAACTGCGCCTTGAGCGGTTTCCACAACACCGGCCCCTAATTTAACTGCGGCGGCTGCTGGACCAGTTGCAGCCAATGTAGATATTTGACCAACCATTGTTCCTGTTGTGTTTTTATCTAATGCCGCACTGATTGCTGATGAAGGAGGAACTGTAGAGGCAACTGCAACACTTACTGGAGTAGTTGGTGCGCCTGCACTTGCATTTGCTGCCGCTACAGCTGGACTAGGAGCAGAGGGTAATGCCGCACTAGCATTGTTGTTAACTTTAACATCTACCCCTTGATTAGCACTAGCCCATGGTGCATGAGCAGGTGCTCTACTTACAATACTTAATAATTTTCCTGGTGCCGCTGCCCAACCTTTAGTAGCATCATTTAATGTATCGGTATGTGCTGTTATCGGCAGTGGTTTGACTTCTTGTGGAATTAAACTTGATGCCCCTGTATTTAAATTAATCTTACTACCATTAAAATATGTTATAGCATCACTATAAAATGATGAATCGGCTGCACTTGCAAAACTCATCTTACCATCTACTTTGGTAGTGTACTGTCCAGAAGCATATAAACTAAAATCTGTTCCAACTTTCTGTGTGGTTTCTTTCTCACTGCTGATGGCAATAGTATCTGCACTGATGTTTAATTGTTTACCTGCATTAATATTAATATTGTTATCAGCATGTAGATTTAAATCACCTTGTGTCCTTACATTGAATGAGTTAGTAGAGTACATATCTATTGTACCTTCTTTGCCTAACTCAATGTAACTTTGCCCATTGGCGTGAATAATGAATAGTGTTTGACCATCATCACTCATTAATATTTGATGTCCTAAACTACTACGTAATCTTACTAATTGGTCTTTACCCAATATATCTCCGTCATCCATTACTAGTGTGTGACCACCTCTACGTGCAACGACTTTTAATCCGGTTGGTTTCTCGCTAGTAGCGGCATTAGCAATTGTTTCATCAGTGAAACCACCTTCATATATAGGTCTGCCCGGTGTACTGACACCCCATCCAACCCTTGATGGAGTTTCACGTTGGGCGCTTGATCCAATAACACCTCTAATAGGATCTCTAATTAAACCCTGTTGTGATAATATACTAGCGACATAACTATGCACGGGTTTTGCATCAGTTAAAAATTTATTACTGTTTGCTAACCCTGCATTATTAGTATTAAGATTAGTTACTGGTAATCTGACGGCGCCACCTAATCCTTTTGCTTCACCTGCATTTGCTACAATGTTATCTGTACCACCGATTGCTGGTACCATTTGTAATGCTTCGGGTTGCGGAACACATCCTATCCAAAATCCATAATTAGGATCACCGTTAATGAATATACATATAACAGTTGTACCTAAATCAGGCTGACTATTCCACATACCATAACTGTTAGGGTTCTTAATATATTCTCCCCACCCTGTATTTGCGCTTGATGGTGTGGTTACTCCGTAAAAAGGACTCATGTAACTAACAGTTACCCATGCGTTACTATCATTAGGATCTGATCCACCTAAATCACTAATATAGACTTGTAATCTACCAGAACGAATAGGATCTATATTGTCTTTAACAATACCAAATAAAGGTACGCTACGTAATACTGCACCGCCTGCATCCGGTTGACTTGCCTTAGTACTACCTCTAGGTTTTATTTCATCATATGCCATATATTATGCTCCGCCCCTTGGTCTGCCGTTAACGGGTTCATCTCTGCCACCTTGATTTGCGGGTTGTTTTGTGGGATTTACTATGTTATCATCATCTTTTTCAGTGGCCGCATTAAGAGCTTTGTTTGTAGAATTAGCTCCTGCACCTGCAGTGGCAGCCAATCTAGCAGTTTCAGCGGCTGATTCATTTGGTGCATAAGCATATCTATTTCCAGCTTCATTTAATCTATTGCCTTCAGCACCTGATTGGTTTGCTGTACTTTCAAATCTAGTAGATGATGCAATTGGTCTACCACCTGGATTAGTGGATTCTTTATTTATTATATCTGTCATAGGATTTATAATACATCCTAGTTCTTGTGTAAATTTACCTTTTGCAAAACTGCTAGTTACTTCTATAACCTGATAACTTATTCCCTTAACAATTGATGCAACTTCTTTAGGATACTTCCAAAATAATATAGATTCATTTATTGTTAACAACCCGTTATCATTACTATAATCTTCTGCTTCTTTAAAATCTATTTCAATAAACACTTGACCACCGTTTGGATTGATAGTAAATCCTTTGCCATAAAATTGACGATATATTTGATTTGCTGAACTAGGGCTATCTTGCATTAAAAAATCAGGGTCACCCATAATAGTAACTTTTGCACTAGCATAATTACCTGGATCAAATAAACTAGTTAGATATGAATTTTGTGCTTCTTTACCTAAATCTAATTTACCTGTTCTATCTTCATTTTGTCGTTTACCCGGTTGAGTAGCTATATCTTGTCCGCCACCTTGACTAGCCGGTGCACCAGTTGGATTGTTTGCGGCAATGAAATATGCATTATCTAACTTCTGTTCATAATTTATGATTTCTGAATTCTTTCCAGTAAACCAATATTCATATCGTTTGTGTGGTCCGTAATATTTTGTAGTCTTGGTTACGTATGGGCTAGTAACGTATGGTGTTTCATATGGCTGTATGATATATGTAATCTTATATGCAAAGTCACCGGCTACTGTATCAAACCCTAAACATTTAACTTCAGAACCTAAATTATACCATTTAATGGCATCTGGTTTAGGATCAGGAACATTAGGGCCGCCTTGATTAGCTGGTACTGGTTGAACAGTTGATTTTATAACTACATTTAATGCATTTTCTAAATAGCTACTTTGTGATATAATTGAGCCTAATGCTTGCATAATAGATACATCATTCGCAAAAGTAATAGTCCTACTATTGCCATTAGGTGTAGCGGTTACAGAGACACCCTCATTAACTTGATTTACATTTTTAGCTAAACTCATAGGCCATTTTGATTTATTTAAATCAGCAATACTTACAATTGTTGCACCACCTATATCTACTTCAGAATTTCCTAAAAATACAACATCATATTCATTTGGTATAATACCATCAGGTGTTTCCGAATTAACTCTATTTTGTTGGTATTCATTTAATTGTGTTATTAAACCGTTAGGACCTTTCAATATTTCTTTTATTGTACTACCTTCATATCTACCGCCTTTATCCAATCTACCAAATTTTACACCAAATGCAGTTTGAGGAGCAATAGGGGCAGCTATAATATTATATACGGTCATCTTACCGTCAAGTTTAAATTTAAAACTTTTAATTTTAATATCAAAAAATCTTTCATATACTCCACCCGAGTCACCAGTTATATCTCTATTATCTTTATTATATATTGTGCTTGATGATATCTCTCTTCCTTCTTCATCATACCCTTGAAATCTAATACCTAATACAAAAAATTGTCTGGTTGCATTAAACAAATCTTTATAATTTTTTAATTTACTTTTATTTTTTAATAACTCTGCGGCATTTGATAATTTTGATATGAATGAAAACCCATATGGTTCATAAATGTTAAATGAAATTTCACTATCGTTAGATGCTGTACTAGTTGCGGGACCAGCTGTTTTAGTTTTAATTTTTAATTCATCTATATAATAATCATAATCAAATGCACGTTTACTTGTTTTATTGTTTATTCCACCGCTCTGTGCTATAATATATGCGCCCGAAAAACCACTTTCAACTTCAGTAGCTACTTGTGGGTTAGCAACATTATTAATAGCATTAATATTATTTCTTCCAGATAAAATAAATGCATCATACGCATCCGGAGTAATCATATACAACGTAATCTGATATGTGTAACTTGACAAACTTCCTAATGGATTTTGAGGGCGCATGCCGGGTTTCTGACTGTCCGGACCTGCACTTTGTGCCTTTGTTTGTTCTGATCTAGGTCTGTCAGCAGTAATAACTATTTCAGGAACATTATCTAAATTACCAGATGGGTTGGGATTTGCTTCTGCTTGATTTTCTTTATTTGCTCCGCTATCTCCGTCAGCTTCTCTGGTAAGATTATTGGGATTGGTTTTATTTTCTGTTGCTGGTGGAATTGGTTCAGTGGCTGCCATTTATAGTCCCAACAATTGTTTTAAGAAATCTGCCTTAGGTAAATAAATTCCCACACCTGCAACAAAATCAAAGTAAGGATCTTTTAATCTGTTTGGATTTCTTTGAGCAAATACCCACCACAATCTACTATCAGCATATAAGTCATATGCTAACATATCCGGACGATATTCATATAATAATGTGATTTCCCAATATATATCAGATGGCTGTTTATATATAGGTCTATCTATCATTACATCTAAAAATTTACTATTAACTATGTCTGTAGCATAGTACGGACTTGTTGCTGGATAAAGAGAGTTGTTTGACATTACCATATTCCTCCGCCACTACGTTTACTACCTTGTAGTAATTTGCCAGTAGCATATTCTGCTAAACTAAATTTATTACTTATATCATTACGTGTTACTATTGGGTAAGCAGTCAATGAAAGTTGTATCTTTGTAGGTACATATGTAGGCTGTGTGTTAGATTGCTTTTGCCAATTAGGTGCACTTTCAGTACCGCCAAAATTTAAACCACTAACTTGTAATCTACGACATGCTGTACTATCATCTACTACAATATCATTACCATTGTCATATCCACTTGAATTAACTCCTGATAATAATGTTGGACTACCTGCTCTTATATAGTCTACATCATTAGGTAGATTATAATTAAATGAACTTATCACTAATGGGTGTCTGTCAAATTGAAACTCTCCCATACCAGATAGATAACATAATGGTGGGGGAGTGCCTGGTTTAGGAATTTGATCTTGCCCATAAAACATTTTAGTAACCGACCTAAAGAAATGTATCACTGCTAACATGTAATTTGCTTCATCATTGTCTTGTGCAGTGAAATCACAAGTAATATTAATCTGGTCAATACTACTATTTTTATATTGGAATATTTTATAATTACTATGTATCAATTCACCCGCATCATAATGAGCGGCATATGTAACTTGTATTTGGGGTACGTATGGAAAAATGACACCATCTGTTTTTTGTAACGGGCCTAGTATTCCTGGATTTTGTGCTTTATATAAATAACCAGCACTTGGTGCTAAACTTAAACGTACACGCCAATCACCTTGTGTTTTTGCATTTTCAGCATCTTGGGTAATTTGTTGTGCCCTAGCTCTATCAACTGAACCTTGTAACCCTTGCATTCCACCATATGCACCAATTATATCTTGTTCAGTACGTGGGAGGATTTCACCATTAATTATATCAGCTTCTAATCTTGCTTTTTCAATTGCATCGTCTACATTAGCTGGTTCGTAATTCTCAATATTTTGTGGTGTTGCGTTAGCTTCTAAGAAGGCATCGGTTGCGGCTTGAGTTTGTCCAGTAACTGGTGCTGGTGTTGCGTTGTCTACTTTAGTTGTGGCCGGGGGCGGGGCGGGTTGTGTCGCAGGCTTTGATGCGGCAGTTATTTGGGCCTGAACAGATGCAATATTTTCATTTAATACTATAACCTCTGCCTTTAATCTTGCAATATAGGCAGCGTTCATTTGATAATTAGGATTGATATTAGCCAGACTCTGGAGTTTTATCCTCAATGATTCTCTGAGTGCCGCTAGCTCTACGGTTAATGCGCCTATATTAGCTGTTCCCATGGTGTTATACCTTTACTAAATAGTATTTATCGCTATAAAATTTACCCTTTTTTCTATATTGTTGTTGCTTTTCAACAACAAAAGTGTTACAATATATAAAAACATAACAAGGAAACTATGTCTCTACTCCCCGCACCACGCAAACCCGTCAACTATCTAAATAACAAAGATATTCTAAAAGAGATACACGAAAGTAAAAACGCATATTGCTGTTTTACTAAACCAGAATATCATCGCTATGATTTTATTGTAGATATGCCGCAATCACCAATTGAAGATAGTCTAGCTTATGCTTTCAAACCAGAAACTATTCAACAAGCAAAAGAAACACGGGCACTACGTCTTAGTTTAGAACAGGGTAGTAAAGACAGTGTTAGCCCCGATTCAATAGAATTAACAGATTTAATATTTCGTGTAATGACTTGGGATCATGTTCCGGTCGCACCAAAACAACCCCGCAAAACAGTTAAAAAGAAAACAGCAAAGGACATCTTTGAGTTTGAGGAAGTAGATCCAGATGAGATTTTTGCTGATTTAGAAGATAATACAACTAAAGCTGAAGTAGACGACATGGTTCATGTTAAAGTTAACTTCCCCCCATTCCAACATTATAAAATTGACAGCAACAACACATTCTATTGTGTAGGTAAAAGTCATTGGGAAGGCGATCTAGCAACCGGTGCTTTTAATAAAGAACACGGAAACATCACTAACAAACTTGCCCGAATGTACATTATGATGTGCGAAAAATACGCAATGAAATATAATTGGCGTGGATACACCTACAACGATGAAATGCGTAACTCAGCTATCCTTCAACTAACATATGTTGGCTTACGTTTTAATGAAGCTAAATCAGCTAACCCGTTTGCTTACTACACGGCTGCTATAACAAATAGTTTCTGTCGTGTATTGAATACGGAAAAACGCAATCAAAACATACGTGATGATATCTTAGAAATCAATGGTCTTAACCCAAGTTGGAGTCGTCAAGGTTCCGGGTCAAGTAGTACAGTATACGAAGAATAATTTGTCCAATGGCATTGCTTTGTAGTGCCACATCCTTTATAATCAACATATGAGTAACCTTTTCAAAAAAGCCGCTGTGTTCACCGATATTCATTTTGGATTGAAGTCAAACAGCCTACAACATAATCAAGACTGTGCCAATTTCGTAGATTGGTTCATCACTAAAGCTAAGGCTGAAGGATGTGAAACTTGTTTCTTCTTAGGTGATTTTAATCATCATAGAGCAAGTATTAATATTCATACATTACAATTTGGCTTACAAGCATTAGAGAAACTAAGTGCAGCCTTTGATAGAGTGTTCTTTATCCCGGGTAATCACGATTTATACTATCGTGATCGCCGTGACATTCATAGTGTTGAATGGGCTAAACATCTACCTAATCTTACAATTGTTAATGACTTCTTTACTGAAGGTGATGTAACTATTGCACCATGGCTTGTACAAGATGATTACAAAAAATTAAAAAAACTAAGTGGCAAATATATGTTTGGTCATTTTGAATTACCTCACTTCTACATGAATGCCATGATAGAGATGCCCGATCATGGTGAACTTAATAGTGAACATTTAAATGGGTTTGATAAAGTGTTCAGTGGTCATTTCCATAAACGTCAAAGCAAAAAGAATGTGTGGTATATAGGTAATGCTTTCCCACATAATTATGCAGATGCAGGTGATGACGCACGTGGCATGATGGTACTTGAATGGGGACAAGATCCACAATTCTTTAGTTGGCCAAGACAACCATTATATCGTATATATAAACTAAGTGATGTACTAGAAAACCCTGAAGGCTTGCTATTGATTGACAGCCATGTTAGAGTACATCTTGACATTGATATTTCATATGAGGAAGCTAACTTCATTAGAGAAACACTAATCCCAGAACATAAATTAAGAGAAATGGCATTGATACCTATTAAAGCAGAACAAACAGAGATAGCTGGTTCAGATGGATTACGGTTTGAGAGTGTTGACCAAATCGTCATTGACCAAATTAATTCTATTGAATCAAATACTTTTGACAAAAAACTATTGTTGGACATTTATAATAACTTATGACCTACAAAGTAGCTTCTCTTATAAAAATAAACAAACATTTAGGTATTGCGTTATCTGAACTATCAAAAACACAACCCTATATAGGTAGTTTCAGAGAAACACATAGATTGATTAGTGCCAAACTTAAAGTAGAAAGTATTATGGAAAAAACATTAAAGGCAGAACAACTAGCCAAAGATAGTTTTTTTAGAAAATTAAAATGATTACATTAAAGAATATTACATTACGGAATTTTTTATCAATAGGTCAAGTAACACAAGCAGTTTGTTTTGACCGACAAGACTTAACACTTATTCTAGGTGAAAACTTAGACTTAGGTGGTGACGGTGCTCGTAATGGTACGGGTAAGACAACCCTCATTCAGGGTCTATCCTACGCACTGTTTGGTGTACCAATCAATAGCATTCGTAAAGATAACCTAGTCAATCGTACTAATGGTAAGGGTATGATGGTTACACTAGAGTTTAGCGTAGATGGTATTGACTATAAGATTGAACGTGGTCGTAAACCAAACATCTTAAAGTTCTATGTTAACAACGATTTACAAAAGAACACAGATGATGCACAGGGTGAGAACAAAGAAACACAACAAGCAATTGAAAGTGTGATACACATGAGTGCCGATATGTTCAAACATATTGTTGTGTTGAATACTTACAGCGAACCGTTCTTAGCATTAAAAACTAATGACCAACGTGATATCATTGAACAGTTATTGGGTATTACATTACTATCTGAGAAAGCTGAGGTCATTAAGAACATGATACGTGATAGCAAAGATAGTATTCAACAAGAAGAATATCGTGTTAAGGGTATTGAAGAAGCAAACAAACGTGTCAAGGAGCAGATTGATGCATTGAAACGTAGGCAAACATTGTGGCTAAAGAAACACGATGATGATTTGACAGCCTTAGCATTACAATATGATGAACTAAGTAAAATTAATATTGAAGTAGAATTACAAGCACACAAAGATTTGAATGTTTGGACTAAACAAAAAGAGGCACAGGATGCATACAATGCGTTGATTGCTCGTTCTACCGCTTGGCAACAGAAACATGACACAGATGTTTCAATAGCACATAAGGCTTACTCTCTTAAAAATGAGTATGATATTGACGCTGAACTCAAAGTCTGGACTGATTTAAAAGATTGGCTACATGACGAAGCAGAACAAAAATCTATAGCAACCATAATTGATACCCTAACCAAAAGTATTACAAAAGAAAAAAAATTAATTGACAAATTGGTTCGGGAAGTTAAAGAACTTGAGGATCATAAGTGCTATGCTTGTGGACAAGACTTCCATGATGATAAGCATTTAGAGGTCACATTAGAAAAAACTACTCTACTTGAAAACGCCCGTGCTGAATTAATTCATTTTGAAACGCAATTATCAATCAATGAATCATTGGTTAGTGTGTTAGGTACTAAACCTACTCCATCGTACAAAACTGAAGCGGAAGCTATTCGGCACAGTGGTGATGTATCTAACTTGAAGAAAGTATGGGAAGATAAGAAACAAGAATCTAATCCTTTCAGTGAGCAACTAAATGAGTTGACTCCTATAGTTTTAGGTCCACAGCCTACTACTCATTATGACACAGAAGCCGAAGCAATTAAACATTCAAGCGAAGTTGCTAATATTATTAATCAGATTGATAATAAGTCACAAGAAACTGATCCATATAGTGAACAAGTAGTTGAGATGGAAACACAAGCACTACAAGCTATTGATTTTGAAGCTATCAATAAATTAACACGCACTATGGAACATCAAAAGTTCTTGTTAGATTTGTTAGTTAGCAAAGACAGTTTTGTTCGTAAGAAGATTATTGACCAGAACTTAAGTTACTTGAATGCACGATTGACACATTACTTAGATAAAATTGGGTTACCCCATCAGGTTATCTTCCAGAATGACTTACAAGTTGAGATTACCGAGCTCGGGCGTGAACTTGACTTTGACAACTTGTCAAGGGGAGAACGTAACCGTTTGATTCTTGGCTTAAGTTTTGCGTTTAGAGATGTATGGGAAAGTTTATATCGTCCAATCAATACATTGTTCATTGATGAGTTGATTGATAGTGGGCTTGACACAATGGGAGTTGAGAATGCTATTGCGATTCTGAAAGACATGAGCCGACGCAGACAGAAAAGTATTTGGCTTGTAAGTCACCGTGAAGAACTAGCCGGGCGTGTGCCTAGTGTTCTTAAGGTGATTAAAGAAAATGGTTTTACCTCATACTCAACAGCGGTTGATACAGAATAATTTCAAATAGACACAGAGACAGATAAGTATTAACATGACATCACCACAGAAAGCTAAAGGATCAGGATTTGAGAGAGAAGTTGCAAAGTTTCTTTCTGACCTATATGGCGAAAGCTTTATAAGAGCACCTGGTTCCGGAGCTTATATTGGTGGTAAAAATCAGCATAGAACAGCAGTATTACATGAGGGACAAGTACGTTCTTTTAAAGGTGATATTGTACCCGGTCAAAGTTTCAGTAAAATGAACATTGAATGTAAGTTCTATGCAGATTTTCCTTTTCACTTACTACTTTCAGGCGACTGTAAAGTAATAAATACATGGATTGAACAATTAATGGACGTTGCCGAAACAGGTGATGTAAATTTATTGTTTATGAAGTTTAATAGAAAAGGTCGTTATGTTGCCGTGCAATGCGGCTCAACATGGATAACAGACAATTTTGTCTATTATTCGTCAAGCAAGTTTGGCGATTGGCTAATCGTTGAATTTGATGACTTTTTCCTACACAACAGTGCATTATTAAAAACCTATTCGGCAACACCAGACACAACGTCAAATCAAACTGTTATCAATATCCCAACAACATAATCAAATAAAAATTCGTTGTCTGAGTTTGTCAGACCTCCTTGAAGATGCGTGTAAGAACGCTGATGGATCTGGAGTAAGCATAGTTAGTGATAACTATGGAATACCGAGAGGGCAATCGACAAAGCGAACCCTCAACAAGCTCATCCCTACTTTATCTTTGCGGGGTGAGAAGTGCGTTGCTGAAGAATCAATTGAAAGATCATTGATAGCTTCACTACAGTCCCATAACTTTACAGAGCAACCGGTAGCGTTTAGTAGCAACAAATAGCTAATTAGACGGGGAAAAGATAACAAAGGATGACGGGCATGGCAAATA